CTCGTCTAGACTCTTCGAACGAAGAGTCGAAAGACAGCGCTGAAAAGCCCTCGGGTTTTAGGCGTCTGTTTGTCGAGATCATGGATGTGATGCGTTTCCGCCAATCCGTGGAAATGCCTTACTCCAGTAGGTTAAAACGTCTTTTGGTCCTTGCAGCCATGATAGCTGTTCTGGGCCTTTGGACTCCTACTCTTTGGGCACAAATTGATCCCATAGTTACGGTGATTATCCAAACCTTAATAGATTCCTTGTTTAACGAGCAAGGGGCCTCGGTTGTGGGTGGTGCCGTAGGGGCAATTCAATACCATACATGCAATCCGGAGATCCACGATGGACTACAATCAAATGACCTACGACGTGAGTCGATGTTATATACTAGACCAAGAAGGTCTGATAGACGACGAGCACCTACAAAAGATCCTTGGTTGGATCAGAAATAGACAGCTCGTGAGTCTCTGCAACTGCAGTCGACTGATTCCTGAAGCTTATCAAAATCAGGAACTATGTCGTATCACTCGTCAAATCGAAGCGTTCTTTAAAAAGAATGCGACGTTCTCAGATGACAAAAGGTGCACCGAGCAAGCTTTAGTAAGCTTCCATGAAGCTGAAAAGCTATGTCGGATTACCAATCGTCGTCTGGATCACTTTTACTCCTTCCCTGAAAGGCTGAATAAAACCAGCCCTGGGCTCTTGGAGGATGTGAGACGAGCCGAGGAAGTCTGCGAAGACGTTCTCGGAGACATAACGCAGTTCTTTAGGCAGATCGTGCCAAGATTGCGTATCACTGCAGGGGCGACTTCAACCCGAAGTCGGCGCGAAAGTCAGCCTCATAAAAAGGCTCGGCTTAACAACGTACCGATACTTTCTACTTGCATGGAATTACATAGTAATATTATGGCCTCCTTAGGCTATACATACCTATCGTATGAAATTGTAAAGGGAAATAGGGTTGAGTTCGTACCGAAGAACTGGAAAACACATAGGACTATAACGCCGGAACCAGAGGGTGCAATGCCCCTGCAACTAGCATTTGATAGTTTTGTTAAGGATCGGCTCCTAAGGATAGGAGTCGACCTATGTGACCAGTCTAGAAATCAGGAATATGCGAGGTTAGGATCGATAAGTGACGATTATGTTACTGTCGATTTAAGCCAAGCTTCCGACACCAACTCATATAACACTGTAGGGTGGCTGCTACCATGGAAATGGTGGCAGTACCTTTGTGCTGTGAGATCCCCTGAAGGGGAGGTGGCCGGTACCCGTCTCGAATACGCAAAGTTCTCCTCAATGGGGAACGGAGTTACGTTCGGGTTGGAGAGCCTGATTTTTGCTTCCTTCTGCAAGGCGGTAGCAGGGGAGGATTTCTGCGTATATGGGGACGATATAATAGTCCCCGCAGAAGCTTATCCTCGTCTGTTGCGCTTGCTGAAATTCTTCGGCTTTAAAGTAAACCAAGACAAAACCTTCTCTTCAGGTCCCTTCCGGGAATCCTGCGGTGAAGATTGGTTTGCTGGAGTGTGTGTTACCCCGTTTTACTTACGGTGTGAGCAAGACCTTCGGGTCGAGCTTATTCACATCGTAAACGGGTTAGCAGGAATTGCTCTTCCATTGGGAAGGCTAGCCTCCTATCTACGAGTAATCGTGGAGACAGAGAAACTGCCATTAGTACCTTGGAATGAGTCCTCCATAAGTGGCGTGTGGGTTGATCCTCATACAGCCTGGACCTTGCAGCTCGTTAAGAACTGCGGGTTCGTTTCCAAACAGCGTACTAGTGCTGAAGCTGTGAAAACGGCTAGGCGATCAAACGACGGGGTTTCCTCCTCGTCTAAGGAGTACGTTCCCACCGATGCTTGCCCCACCCTGGGTGAGTTGAGGGGTGTTTGGGAACCAAGCGGAAGAATGATGCACAACCAAGGGTGGTGTCCAGGGTTCAAAGGTTACGTATCTTTGTCCCGGACTCATATAGTGGC